AAATGCAGGCCCGTATTAGGGATGCCGAGCAGCGTTACGTGCAGGCCGACAGCCAGCGCATGGGCGAGGCCAAAGGTCGCATTGAAACGCAAGTTCTGGCACTTAAGCAGATCATGAAAAAGGCCCGTGAAGAGGGCGACATGGACACTGAGACGGAAGCCAACGAGCGGTTAACAGCCATTCTTGTGGATCAGCGTCGTTTGCAAGATGAAGCCGCGCAGCGTGAGGCCTATGAACAGCAGCGTGCTGCTCAAGCGCAACAGCAACAGGCCTATCAGCAGCAACAGGCAGCACGTCCTCAGCAGCCTCAACCCGATCCTCGCGCGGAAGAATGGGCCGAGAAGAATGAGTGGTTTGGCAGGGACGTGGCCATGACCGCAGCGGTCCGGGGCATCCATATTCAGCTTGTATCGCAGGAAGGCTTTGATCCGCGAGGCGATGATTATTACGAAGAGTTGGATCGCCGCATCAAAGATGCCTTCCCACATAAGTTTCGTTCTGATAGTATAAATCGTTCAGCCAACCGTCCCGTGCAGACGGTTGCCCCTGCATCACGCTCTTCGGGTGTGAACCAAAGCGCACGCCGCACTGTGAGACTGACCCCAAGTCAGGTCGCAATTGCCAAGAAACTAGGTGTTCCGCTTGAGGAATACGCAAAGTACGTGAAGGAATAAACCATGGAACATGAGCAATCCACAGAAGTTTCTGCAACCGCGTTGCCGAAATTACGCCGTGAATCACGAGCTGCAATCACTCGTGAGAAGACTGCGCGCCGCAAGCCCTGGGCCCCTCCTTCTAAATTGGACGCTCCTCCGGCACCGGAAGGATACAAGCACCGCTGGCTTCGTCGCGAGACGATGGGATTTGATGATCGGATGAACATCACAGCAAAACTGCGCGAGGGCTATGAACTCGTGCGGGCTGACGAACATCCTGATTTCACTTCAGCATCGATTGAAGACGGTAGACATGCAGGCGTGATTGGCGTAGGCGCTTTAGTGCTCGCTCGTATCCCCGAAGAGACCGCTCAGGAACGCAACGCGTATTACCTGAATCGAGCACGTGACCAACAACGAGCGATCGACAATGAGCTGTTGAAGTCTAATGCGCATGACTCAATGCGAATTAACGCTCCTGAACGGCGCTCACGCACGACGTTTGGCAGCCGTCCAACGGCTGAAACTTAAATCTTTTTGAAAGGAACGACAAATGGCTAATACCAATAAGCCTTTTGGAATGCGTCCACTCGGAAACCTGTCCGCAACAGGGGCGCAAAAGCAGTATGGTTACCTGATCAAAGAGGACTACGGCACCAATATTTTTCAGGGTGACTTAGTCCGAATTGTCGGGGGATATATCGAACGAGTGACTGCTAACACTCAATCCTCGGTAGGTATCTTCAATGGCTGTTTCTTTAATGATCCTGTCACAGGCAAACCGACATTTTCAAACAAATTTATTGCCAATGCGGCATTTACTGCCGACATTCAGGCCGATATTGTTGATGATCCCAGCCAGCTCTTCTTGATCCAAGCCGATAGCACTGCTATCGCGCAGACCGATATCGGTAAAAACGTGTTCGTGGCCTACAACTCTGGCAGCACGACCACGGGGCAATCAGCAATGACAACCAGCGCAGCGCCTGCAAACACTGCAACGCTCACGTTGAAGATCATTGGTTTGTATGCGGATCCGGGCAACGAGATGGGTGCTTATGCCCAGCTTGTTGTGAAGATTAACAACCACAGCTACAGCAGCACTGGCGTGGCAGGCGTTTAAGGAGCTAAATCATGGCAATTTCACGTGCCCAACTGGTTAAAGAACTTGAGCCGGGGCTCAATGCTCTTTTCGGCCTGGAATACAAGAACTACGAAAATGAACACTTGCAGATTTATGCTGTCGAGTCTTCTGATCGTGCATTCGAAGAAGAAGTCATGGAATCCGGGTTTGGTGAGGCTCCGGTCAAGACTGAAGGCGCTGGTGTCGCTTATGACAACGCGCAAGAGGTTTACACCGCTCGCTACACCCACGAAACCATTGCTTTGGCCTTTTCGCTAACCGAAGAAGCCGTTGAGGACAACCTCTACGACCGTTTGGCAGGGCGTTACACCAAAGCTTTGGCTCGCTCCATGGCACAAACCAAGCAGATCAAAGCCGCTGCGGTGCTCAATGGTGCTTTCACTACCTCTACCGGTGGCGACGGCAAGCCTTTGTGCGCGCTTGATCACCCGACCCTTGGCGGTCCTGATCTGGCTAACGAGCTGGCTACGCCTGCTGACCTTTCGGAAACCTCACTTGAGCAGTCCTTGATCGACATTGCAGCGTTCACCGACGAACGTGGCTTGAAGATCGCTGTTCAGGGGCTGAAGTTGATCATCCCGAAAGAGCTCATGTTTACCGCTGATCGCATCATGAAGTCCACGCTGCGTGTTGGAACAGCAGACAACGACATCAATGCCCTCAAGAACATGGGCATGATTCCCCAGGGCTATGTGGTCAACCACTTCCTGACCGACCCGGATGCATACTTCATCAAGACGGATGCACCCAACGGCATGAAGATGTTTGAACGCGTAGCGATGCGTACGGGTTTCGAGGGCGACTTTGATACCGGCAACGTCCGCTACAAGGCCCGTGAACGCTATTCCTTCGGGTTCAGCGATCCACGCGGCTTGTTTGGATCTCCTGGCGCAGCCTAATTTAGGCTTGTGCAAAAAGGGGCCTTCGGGCCCCTTTTTATTTTGCTTTTTATAGGCTATAGTGCCTGTATTCCGGGGTTAGCTCCGGCACATCAGACAGTCCCGGCTGACGACATGCAGACTGATGCGCCGATATCGCATGTGAGGATTACATGGCACAAACACGCTTTTCGGGCCCTATCAAAGCAGGCCCCATCGCCGACACTACAGGCACGACAGTAGGCACTAATGTCGCTAACGTCGGGTTCGTTTTAATGGCCCAATCTGCCGTGATTGACATCATTGGAGCAACTTCCAACGATCAGGTTATAGCTACTATACCTGCTGGGTCGCAGATCGTTGATGTTATTCTTAACGTAACAACAGCCAATGACGATACAGGCACCGCAACGGTTTCTGTCGGCACTTCAGGCACTGCGACCGCATTCCTTCCCGCTACCTCGGTTAAATCAGCAGCTACCACGCGCGGCACTTTGACCAATAGTGCTGCGACGGACGTTGGAACTTCCGACATTCAAGTACTTGCAGATTTTACTGCTCAAAACGGCAATGGGGCCGCCGGGGCCGCAACTGTAACAGTGCTTTACATACAAGCTCGCGACCTCGTTTAATAGGGGGCTTTTATGAGCGCCAGTAATATTCAGGCAGTCACCAAGACTGCCGACGCCCACGCGATTGCGGGGCGCACGCGGGTGGTGGGAGTGTACTTCACTAATACTGGTACGGGGTCGTCGTTTGCTTTAAAAAACGGCAGCACTTCCTCGGGAGCGGCGTTGCTTACAATCAACACGCCTGCTGCGGCAGGAGCCACCGACATCATCATCCCAGCCATGGGCATTTTGTTTGACACAGGTGTTTTTATTGATGTTGCTGACGCTAACGTCACAAGCGTTACCTTGCTTTTCCAAGGTGGAGCGGCGCAATAATGGCCAAGTCCAAAGGCATGGGCATTGCGACGTCGGTCAAGAGCGGTAATTTTCGACCGACCAAGCAGGGCGCAGGCATGACGCAAAAGGGCGTCGAAGCCTACCGCCGAGCCAACCCTGGCAGTAAACTTAAAACGGCGGTCACTTCAGACAATCCAGGACCCAAGGACGCTGCGCGCAGGAAGTCCTTTTGTGCTCGTTCAGCGGGCCAGATGAAGCAGTTTCCTGACGCAGCCAAAGACCCAAACAGCCGTATACGGCAGGCTCGACGTAGATGGAAATGTTAAATGGACCCAATGATCTTTTGGAACTTGATTACTTCCGTTTTGATTGCGTTGGTTATGTTCATGCTTAAAAACTCTCATGACGAACAGCAACGCATTCAGATCCTTCTGAATAAAACAAGGGAGGAAATCGCTCGTGACTGTATCACTCGCGCAGAAGTTCGTGCAGACCTTGAAAGGATCATGGAACGTTTTGATACAGGCTTTGAACGGCTTGAAGCAAAGATTGATGCGCTTGTTAAAAAAGGACAGTAAGGATGGCCACTAAATCCGGGGTTAATGCAGCAGGAAATTACACCAAGCCTGGGCTTCGCAAGAAGATCGTAGCTCAGGTTAAAGCCGCAGCTACCCATGGCACAGGCGCTGGAAAATGGTCCGCGAGGAAAGCACAGTTAGTAGCCAAAAAATATAAGCAAGCGGGCGGAGGTTACAAAGATTGAAAGCGCCGCAGCAATCACTGAAGGATTGGGGTGACCAGAAGTGGCGCACCAAGAGCGGTAAGCCGTCCAGCAAGACGGGTGAGCGCTATCTTCCTGAAGCGGCTATCAAGGCGTTAACTCCGTCAGAATATGCAGCAACGACCCGCGCAAAACGCGCAGGTAAAAAAACAGGCAAGCAGTTTGTAAAACAACCTAAGTCGATTGCTGAAAAAACAGCGAGGTACAGATGAAAGCTAAAAATAAATTTCCAGACCTTAACAAGGACGAAAAAGTTACTCGGGCCGATGTGCTCAAGGGACGA